TTCAGAAAAGACAGGTTTTTGCCATTTGTCATGACCATCTAGCAGCCTCAAAGTAATTGACTGGTTACAAAGTTCTTTTGGTATTAAAGGAATCATCGATAGTCAACTCCCTTGTAAAGAAGTCCCGTATAGATCAACTCGTTATAAGCCTCTGTTGCAACCATCGTTCTGCCAACTGTTGCTGCATTCGTGCTTCCAGATTCAATACGCATACGACCAACGCTGACACTTGAAGGGGAAGCATTTAGTAAGTCTGATAACGAGGTAACTCCAACTGACTTCAAATATTCAATTTGGACAGCCATTGCGATTTTGAACTTATCCACTCGATATTTGAACGTGTCATCAGCTAAAGAATGTCTCATGTAAAAATCGCCTGTCACTCGATTAAGCTGACGTGCAGCACATTTTTCTAAGTCATCAAACTCCGAAACTGATACTTTGTTGAATCCTGATTTTAAATATTCATCGTGCGTAAGATAGCTCATAACTGCCTCCTTTCAATTAAAAAGGATAGTTTAGTAGCTATCCTTCGCTTGCTGCGGTTACCGTGACTTCACACGTAGCAGTTTTACCATTTACGGTTGTCGCTGTGACCGTCGTAGCTCCTACTTTAATAGCAGTAACCTTTCCTTGCACTGGCGTTACCGTTGCAATTGTTTCATCGCTAGAGGTAAATTTGACTGATTTATCAGTTGCCGTTTCTGGTGATACAGTAGCAGACAATGTTTCTGTTGCTCCCACCGTTAGCGTAGCTGTTGTTTTATTCAAAGTTACGCCGGATGGGGCTAAGCTTTTGGGGTCAAAGAGACAGATACACCTTCTTTTTGTTGTTCTTTGATAAAGCAGTCGTGATATAAGCGGTTTTGATATAAGTAGCCATCCCCTTGTGAATGTTCGCCTGGCGCAAACAAGAAGACAGTGTTTTCTTTAACCACGGGGATAACTGCTTGTTTAGCGACAACTAAGATATTGATGTCTTGTGCATCAGCGGCAGCAGCGTAGCCATCAGTGAAATCGAACTTAGTTTTGAAACGAGTATCGTCCCAAACTTCGACCAATAACACACCATCAAGAGAAGTTACCCGAGATTCTAGTGCCGTTTGCCCAACATTTTGATTAGTGATATTAC